CCCTGCAAGAACGTACCTTCGATGTACAGTTTTTTGTCCGCACCTTTACCTTCGGTGAGAACCTGTACGTCTTCAATCTGTTCCGTGATCAGTTTCATCTGTTGTTTCCTCTTCAGGTTTTAGAAAATCGGAAGCAATCTCTTTTCTCTTCTGCTCAAGTGCATCAGCAGACATTGCTTTCATTGCGTCGTCAACCTCAGCACTCAGGTCTTTTGAACCTGAAAAAAGCTTGTTGACAATATCCATAGCGTGTACGCTAGGCATAATAAAAATCTCCAATTAATACTATTTAGAATTCTCCGCGTTTATAGTCTGCAGGAGCAACCGACTCAATCCCAGTTGGACCAGGATCTTCTACTGGTTCCTCGCCCATAGCAGCAGGATCTTCCATCGGCATACCCGTTGCAGGGTCGATGGTCGCGGGGTCAGCAAGCTTGCCATCCGCGATTTCTTTTTCGATCTGCTTGTCAATCTCGTTCATTTCCGAATCGGTATGACGCAAGATCTGACGACGCAGATACTCAAGGGAGAAGTATTTTCCAGCGTACGGATCCATCTGTTGCAGCAATGCGAGACGCTCATTGAGAATCTCTTTCTCCTTCAGTTCACTGAAGTAGTTGTCTGCGATGAAGTCGTACTGGATATGCTCAGACATATCATCCCACTCTTCAAGGGTGATAATCCCTTTCAGAACGAGTTGGGTCTTAAGCAGGTCGTGGAACAGCTCGGAAAACTTCTTGCGGAGACGGGTGACAAACTTTTGGAATTTAACTTCGTCACGAGTAATCTCAGCAGCACGACCTAGGTTGAATGTAGATTCCGATTCCAACCGTGACTCGGGCACGTTGAGTGCACGGTAAAGCTTTCTCTGGAAATACTTAACGTCTTCCAGTTCGCCCAGGTTTTGCCCGCCAGGAAGGGTGGTGATTTCTGTGCCGCGCCCTCCCTCGCGACGTGGAAGCCAGAAGTCTTCCAGCATAGACATAAACTTTCGATCATCTCTGATCTCACCAGTGTCAGCGTTGTACACCAGTTTGTTTCTATAACGACTCATTACCTCACGGAGGTATTGTTCCGCTTTCTGCTTAGGCAGATTGCCAACATCGATATAGAAGATTCTACGCTCAGGAGCACGAGACAGACGGTAGATAACCAGACTATCTTCAATCATTCTGAGTTGATTGAGTGCTTTGATCGCCTTATGCAAATGTGACATAATCACATTCTTGTTCATATCCTTCAGACCAGAATGGCAGAAGGCAATAGCATCAGGAGCGATCTTGACACCAGACGTTTCCAGTCCACGCAGACCCTTCGGGTTATAGATGTAATACTCAGCAGAGCGCGGTGCCAACTGAGACTCCATCGTCTTGGGATCGACGAACTGTTTGTCTTTTTTATTCTCCAGCTCGATGACCTTGCGAATCTTACGCGGGTCAACATAACGGAGTTCTGTAATACCTCTACGAGGATTTGATGTGTCAATAACTTTGTGGTAGTACACCTTGCCGTCAATGTACCAACGGCGGAAGATGTCATACGCTTTTTTATCAAAATCAAGAAGGCGGAGTACGTTGAAAAACTCCTCTCTAATCTTCTTCTTGATATTTGAACCGACTTTCAGATTGGACAACTCCACATCTACAGGAGTGTCATCAATCTCGCCAGCGATTGCTTCGTTCACCACATCATCGATTGCACGATCGCATTCGGGATGGATGGACATTTCTCGGTATCGACGAATCAGGTCTTGTTCGTCTTTATAACTCCCATCCAGGTCGATAGAGGTTCCAAAGAAACCACCGCCTGCAATAGGAGTTGCTGCATCATCAGATTCTTTACGCACGAAAGAAGGACCAGTCGCCTGGCCCTTCTTAGCGCGTTCAAGAGAATAACCAAATAGTTGGGACATCTAAATATCCAGTTGTCTTACCTCTCTATTTATCAGAGTCGCCCAGACCCACTATTATTTCCAGTGTTGATGTCGTTGTCGTAGGTCCAGTATTGGACTTGGAACTCAACAGTGTACTCTTCAGCGGTGTCATTGGTGCCCCAATCGAGTTCGATTGCACTGATGTTAGAGGGCCAGATGCCTTCAAACTTGTACGTACGAATGACTTCACCTTTGCGGTCCAGTTGTCTAACCTTTGCCATTGCTTGATAATCAGCGATGGTGTTAGAGTTCTGGAAGTTCTGCTGCAATGCTTGAATGTTGGAAGACCAAGACTCGAAGAATGCGCGGAACTTGAAGGACTGGTCATTAAGAATGGTAACAGTCCAAGGTTCAAAGGTACGGTCACCAGCAATCTTCAGCATACGTCCACGATAAGGAACGTCAACAACACCCACAACAGATGCAGGGATGTTTGCTGCCTTCACGAGGAAGGTACCGAAAGCGGTGGCGTCACCAGCTCCAAGGTTAGAACCACCAGCAGACTCTTCATTGGAGTTTGCGGCGGATCCAGAAACCCCACCAGCACTAGGCTGGATGGAGTCTTGGAGGATCGGCGGCGAGTAGATTTCTACTTGGAATAGATTAGGACGAGCAAAGTCCTTAACTTGATCGCGGAAGGTGAAGATTGGAGCTCTTACCGAACTCTGCTCCACCTGTCCTGGTTGTGATTCTGCCATTGTTTTTCTCCTTAGTTAATCCTCTTGAATCAGTTAGTAACTTCAGCGAAGCTAGAACCAGTTCTAGTCGCAGTGAAGGTCAGGGTAATGTAGTTGATAGAACGGGTGGGTTTGATGAAGATCTCAGCAAAGAATTCACCACGGTCGATCGCTTCAGGCGGGTTGTTGCTGCTGTCGCAGACAACCAGGAAGTCCACGATTCCTCTACGTGACTGGATAGAACGGAGGAAGGGTTCCACGATGTTCTTGAAGGAAGCACGTGTGAACTCATCATTCAGTTCAAACAGTTGTGTCTTAGCAGCGGTTGCGATTGCATCTTCCAGAACCAGGAACAGACGACGTACGTTGATACGATCGAATGCGGACTGATATGCAAGTGCGGTCTTGTCACCGAACAGGACGATGCCTTGTCCAGGGAACGAGACGACAGGGTTGATGCGTGCTGCATACAGGCGATCTCTGTGATCCTTCAGAGGGGAGTAAGCAAGCTTGATAGCGTTGCGAAGTTGACCTCTGTTGAAACCAGCAGGAGAGAACCAAGCCTCTGCGGTAAGAGTTGCGCCAAGTGTCAGACCTGCAACGTCAGCGTTGCAAGGAATGTAACGATACTTGTCGTTATACTTATCGTAGATGTACTTATAGTTGTTATCGAACACTGCATAAGAAGTGCTGCTCAGTTGATTGAAGAAATCAACAGTACGGTTAACGATAACGTTGGTATCGGATTGACCGATGATGTCATTGCGAGAAGGAGAAACAAATGCGAGGCAATCCTTACGAGTTGCTGCAATGTCAATGATCTTCTGTGCCTTCGCAACAGTGTCACTGGTTTCTGCCATCGAAGGACCCATCAGGATGTAGTCAACATCGATGGTCTCCTTGTCGTTGACCAGATCATACGAACCAAGGATTTCGGAACGAGAAAGTGTGTAACCATCAACGCCACCCTGCAGAGAGTAACGAATGGTTGCGTTGTTTGTCGTACCGATGATCTCGCGACCAGTGCTAGTTTCGTTAGTCTTAATAGCAGCTTGCTGCTTGAAGACATCGAATCTGCGTGATACACCGCTGAGACCGATAGCACCATTGGCACCAGAATCAACGTCCATCAGCGAAGCAGTTTCGTGAGCACCCCAGTAAACATAGGTGCTGTTGTTCTTGAGAACATCACGGTAGTAAACAGTTTCACCTTGTACACCACGTGCATCAGATGCTTTGGAAACAAACAGGAACTTCTCAAGGACAGCGCCAGGAGTGCCAGTCAGTTTGCCATCGCCATCAAGGATGAGGATGTGCATTTGGTCGTGTGAACCACCACGGTCGGAGACCCAAGGAGAGGTGGTAGGACGGGGAGCAACGTTGATCCACTTTTGGTTGCCACCGAAATAACGCTCCTCATAGTCGGAACGTACGGAGAGAACCTGAATGTCGGTTGCGTTGTCGTCGTCGAGAGTGTAGTTGGACTCGAAGAGTTCAGTGCCAGGAGAACGAACGGTGCGGAGTTGACGCTCAATAGAGGAAACAACTGCCTTATCGCCAGTTCTGCTACCACCAGATGCAGCGGTCCAGAGAGCGATTGCATCGCCAACTTCCAGAACATCGGAAGACTGTGCATAATCGATGCTCAGTTCCAACTTACGAGTAATAGGATCGTATGCTACAACTTGACCCAGTACGTCGATTGCGCTGGGGCTGTTAGCATTAGTTTCTGCTCTCCAGTATTCATCCTTATTGAAGTCGCCTGCGATGCTGGAAGGATCCAGAGTAGCGACTACGCTGTAGGAGTAAACCGAAGCGGAAGAGTTGCCCAAAGAATAAGCAACGGTACTGGTAGAATCGAACTGCCACTCAGCAGAAGTAGGTTGTGCAAGACTGAGGATCTGATCAGGACCAGCGTCAGTTGCAACGATGCGGAGGGAGTTACCGTAGATACCAGGATGACGTGCACCAAACTTCCAGGAGTTTGCAGCACCTTCAACGCTGGACTCATACTGTTCAACGTTACGGATCAGAGGAGCAGTAACGCCAGTAGCGGTAGACTCGTTGATGCTTGTCTTAGAAGCGGTAACAGTCAGACGCTTGATAGCAACACCATCGGTGTGTGCTGCGCCAGTTGTGCTCAGAGCACCACGCTCAACAGTCAGGTCGTTACCAGAGATGCCAGTGCAACGTACGATCTCATCTTCGACGAGGAGGTAGTCGTTAACCTGAACAGCGAGAGTTGCTGCAGATGCAACAGTGATCGTAGTGTCACCAGCAGTCAACGTACCACCTTCATTGATGGTAGATGCAGTGCCAGCGTCTTCGATCAGAGTAATTGCTGAAGAAGCAGCGTGAGAAGTTGCAGCAGTTGAGAGCTGTGCACGGAGGACACTCAGGTCCGCACCGTTGATTGCTGTAACTTTGAGAATTTCAGCATCGATCAGGAGAAGATCGTTCTGTGCGATGTCTGCACTAGATGCCACTGTCAAAGTGGTGTCGGATGCGGAGAACAGAGTAACCTGAGTCTGTGCTGTATCGATTGCGTTCTTGAGTGCGCTTGCGTCAGCACGGATAACCTTCAGTGTACCACCGTACAGAAGGAATTGTGCTGCGGAATACCAGTATTCGTAGTTGTAGTCGTTAGGGCGACCGAACACTGCGAGAAGCTCCTTCTCGCTGGTGATGTCAACAATAGAGTTGACAGGACCCTTTTCAAAAGAACCAACAATCACTGCGACATTATCAAGAGTTGCGTTTGCAACTGTAGTCAGATCTCTTTCAAGTACAACGACCCCTGGTGAAAGTTGGGTAGATGCCATTGCTTAATCTCCTGAAATTGCTTTCAAACTTAGTCTAAAAATATTTATTATTACTGATGTTTCAGGAGGGGAAACAAGACGTGAACTACCAATCTGGATAATCTCCTTCCACTATCTTTCGTTTCTTTTTCCTGGTACGTTGTATCCTCTTCTTAGTGCAATACTTACATTCATATGAATAAGCAGAAGGATTTGAACCCCTGTCAGGTCTCGTTTTATAAAAGTGTTCGATGAGATCGAGCTTGCGAAGACACGTCCTGCACTGTCGTTCTTGAAACAGGAAGTGCTCTAGATCAAACTCATCATCGAGGTTCATCGGTATTCCCACATATAAGCTCTGTCGCCATACTCATCGGTATGCCACACTTGTCCCTCGGGATCGACAAAAGAAGTATCATCAAGCCCGTCATCCATAAACCCAAAAGGTGCCATATCCGATTCGATTGCTTCACGTTGTTCCTCATACATACGAGCACGTACATCATTGTCGTGCAGTTCTTTGAAATAATCTTGTACAGCGAGCCACGCAAACATAACCAGGCACATTGCTAGGTCATCATTACATCCTTCTTCTGCTTGCCAAGACTGACCTTTTTGAATAAAGGTGGTTAGTTCAGCGATGATGTCATAGTCAGACAACAACATCTTATCATCTTCCAGCAACTGCTTCAGGTTAGAGCAACCCAACTTCTTAACAGCACTAGACATCTTGACTCCAAGTTGTACCTTGCCACCAGAGAATCCTTGTCCAACAACCTGACCAGCACGACCACGCATTGCTGCCATCAGAAGGTTGTCATATTCGAGATCATATTGTATGATGTCTGCAACTTGAGCACCGACATCATTTACTTCTACTAGAATATATGCGTGGTTATATGCTTTAGCTACTTGACAAATAATATCTGGGAACAGCATCGGTTTGACCGTATTGTTCCTATACTTTGCAACCAGTTGATACGGTACGGTGGTTGTATCAAACAAAGTAAATGCTGAATAGTCACCGTCAATACCTCGGGCAACGTCAACAGTCATTGTATAATTATGATCTTTCTCTG